TTCAATTAGAATGAAAAGAAAAATAGCAAACGGGGAGTTTACTCCGTGTGTTACTAATTCATGGTCAAGAAGTAAATGTTATATGGATAATATACCATTTAGGTCTTCATGGGAGGTGATGTTTTACTCATTAAATAAACATTTAAAGTATGAAGTTACTAGAGTACCTTATATTGGTTTAGATAATAAAATTCATAATTATATTTTAGACTTTACAGATGAAAAAAAATAAAATACTTTATGAAGTTAAACCAAATTCATGTAGAAATGATGAAATAGTTAAAATTAAGGAGTCAGCCGCTAATGAATGGTGTAATAAATATGGTTATAAATTTGTGTTTATTACTGATGAATGGTTTATAAAAAATATAGATAAATTAGAAAAGGTTAATTATGGAGATAACGCAAGAAAATGTAATGCAAACATCAAAAATTTTAGAAAATATAAAAATGATATTAGATAATACATATCAAATAACTTATTATAATAATAGAAGTATTAAGTTGGTAATATTTGAATCAAATTCTATTGTATATAAAAAATATTTTAATAGTTTTGATAAATTATATCATAAAATAAAGGACATGTATGGCACAAATACTTAAAATAGAAGAAATATATTATGATGGTGATACATATAATCTACATATAGAAAATAATCATAATTATTACGCTAATAATCTTAATGTATCTAATTGTCACGGAGTCAAAGCAGACGTATTAGCTGGTATCGTAACATCGGCAACAGAAACAGAATACAAACTAGGATTCACAGGAACACTACCTGAACTATATATAGACAAATTAACCTTATTAGGGTCACTAGGCGCACATAAAGAGTACATAACGGCCAAGGAACTTGTAGATAATGGATTAGGAACTCCTGTAAAAGTATTTGCTATATTTTTGAATTATAATCAAGAAGAAATTAAGTATGTTAAAAAACTTAAAACATACCAAAAAGAAGTTAAATATTTAGAAGAACACGATAGGCGAAGTAAATTTTTATCTAACTTCGTACAAAAAATAGCAAAGAAATATGGAAATAGTTTATTACTATATAACCATAATAAACATGGAGAAGATTTATTTTTTAGAGTTACTGGTGTTAAACTCACTAATAAACTTAAAAATGATTATGTTAAACAAGCACAATTAGGTGTATTTTATGTATCTGGTGCAGTAAAGGGTTCTGTTCGTGAGAAAATAAGAAACTTACTTGAAGATATAAATAATGCTATAGTCATTGCTAACTTTAGTATTTTGAGTACAGGAACAAATATAAAGAATCTACACACAATGATTTTTGCTTCATCATCAAAATCTGATGTTCGTATAAGACAAAGTTTAGGTCGTGGGTTAAGAAAGCATGATTCAAAAGATTTATTTCGTGTTTATGATATAGTAGATGACATGACTTATTTCACTAAATCAGGTAATGCTTACCCTAATTATATGATGAAGCATTGGGAATCTAGGAATGAAATATATCAAAATAATTATTTTGATATAGAAGAAATAGAATTTAGTATATAACAAAAAAGGAATAATATATGAGTTTTGATGGACTAAGTGAATTACATAAAGATTTACATAATGGAACACTAATAAATACGGAAGCTTCAAGTTGTTTAACGGCTAATACTATTTATGAGTTAGCTGATGCAAATATTACTATAGATGGTGACAAATATACATCTCAAGAACTTAAATCTATGTTTAAGGTTTTAAAAGAAATGGCATCACAAAAATATCCAGAAGATTTTATCTAAATTTAGTATAAATTCGTACTTTTTAAGTAAATTTAGTATATAATACAACATAACAAAAACAACACAAACAAAACAAACAAAAGGAACAACATGGGACAAACAGTTTTAAATGAAAATACTAGAAACGTACTTTCACAATTAACTGATATCAATAAAATTGGTGTCATTTCATATCCATTAATGAATATTAAATCAGAGAGTGGAACTGTAGTAGCGTTTTTTAGTACTAAAGATTTAGGTGAACAAGAATTTGAACCATTTGGTATTTTTAATACTCAAGAATTACTTCAAGTAATTGGACTATCAGAAGAACCAGAAATTGTACTAGAAAATAATATTATTAGTATTAAAGGTAAAGATTCTAATATTAAATATACTACAACTGATCTAGGTATTCTTGGTGATTATACAAAATATAAACCAACTGTTTTACAAAAAACAAAAGCTGTTGAAACTGTAGTAGAGTTTGAATTAACTTCTGAAAATTTTAGTAAGTTAAAGAAAGCATCTGATGTATTTAAAAATCTTGAAGATTTTATTATTACTACATCAAAAGATACTGTCAAGATTGAAATTGGAGAAAGTAATAAAAAAATTAAAAACTCTAATTCATATTCATTAAACATCAATGCAGAAGTATCAAAAAAATGTGATATAAATATTGCTGTTAAGAACATGAAAATTATACCAACAGGTAATTATCTTGTTCAAATTAAATACAATGAAGAAAGAGACGCATACAGAGTTCTAATGACATCGAAAGATATTGACTCACTAGAATTTATTATTGCACTGCAATCTTAGTATAAGTAAATATCTTGTTTATAAATACAATAAACAAGAGATGTTATACAAGTAGTTACTCTTTCGCGGGTCTAACTACTTGTATAACGTGACCCGCGGAGTCCTCTTGTATTCAATTAAGGATACAAAAATGAAACGATATCACTATACTTATAGAATAACAAACACTAGAATAAATAAACATTATTATGGTACTAGATCCAGTAAAGTTAAACCTATATATGACTTAGGTATTATATACTTTAGTTCTAGTAAGGATAAAGACTTTATAAAAGATCAGAAAGAAAATCCTTCTGATTATAAGTATAAAGTAATACAGATATTCGATACAAGAAAGGACTCACTAGCATTAGAAATAAAACTACATAATAAATTCAATGTAGGTATAAACGAAAGTTTCTATAATAGAGCGAAGCAAACTTCTATAGGTTTTGATGTTACTGGAACGAAGTTATCTGATAAAACAAAACGAAAAATGAAAAATGCTTGGACAGACGAAAGAAAACAAAAACATATAGAAAATAGAGAAGGTAAGTGTTTATCCGAAGAATTAAAACAAAAAATGAGTCAATTAGCTTATAATAGAAATTCACCCGAATTAAGTAAAAAATTAAGTAAAGGACATACAAAAGAATTGCGTGAGATGTATGGACAAAAAATCACAAAATTAAATAATAAGTTAGTTGTATGTACTTATTGCTGTTCAAAAAATAATATTGGAAATATCACAAAATACCATCAGGGTAATTGTAAATTAAACCCTGACAATAATGAAAATTTGATTGGTGATTATTCAGATTTATATACTAGATTATATTGTCCATATTGTAAATTTTCAGCTAAAAATATAAAATCTATTAGTTGTCATAAGAGATATTGTAAGTTTTTTAAGTAAATTTATTGTATAATACATTATAAATAAACATCTTAGTATAAGGAGAGAAATACGTTTTAATGTTGTTCTTGTAAAGAATTATTTAGAAAAAGACAAACGTGTCTTATTGATTAAAAAGGGGTAAACGTACCCCAAAAGGAAAATAAATGTCATTTAATATGAACTGGAGCACACTCCAGCAAAACCTACCTGCAGGTACTATTCAAGAAAAGAAATCATTTGGTCCAGATGAAAGATTTTGGAAATTAGCTAGAAACGAAAAAGACACAGGTACTGCTATTATACGTCTAATCTTAGACAAAGATAATATGCCATTTGTAAAAATGTTTAGTCATAGTATTAAAAAATATGATCCTGCTTTAGGTAAGGATAGATATTATATTGAGGATTCACCATCTAGTATCGGACAACCTTGTCCTGCATCTGAAAAGTGGCAAGAACTTATGAAAATAGGTACACCTGAAGCTAAAAAAGAAGCTGAGTTACTAAAAAGAAAAGTAAAATTTATTACTAATATTTATGTAGTAAAAGATCCTCTAAACCCACAAAACGAGGGCAAAGTGTTTTTATGGGAATTTGGATATAAACTAAATGATAAATTTTTAAGTGCAATGGCACCATCAAAAGAGGATATTGAGTTAGGTACTAAACCTAAAGAACTATATAACCCTATTGAAGGTAATAGTGTTATGCTTAAAATTAAAAAATCAAGTGGTTTCTTTAATTATGATGATACTGCTATTATGGAAGCATCAGGTATTTGTACTGAAGATGAGTGGCCAGATATTCAAGCTCAAACTTATTCTTTATCAGAATTTCAATCAGCTGAACATTTTGGTACTTATGATGAGCTTAAAATTAAGTTAGATAAAACACTAAATGGTTCTAACTCTCAGTATATTGGATCTGCTACTGATACTGCACAAACATCACAGACAGAAGAAACTCTTATCGAGGAGACTCCTAAACCAAAGACAGAGTCTAAGAAAACAAAAGAGTCTAAGAAAGTAGTTGAGTCGAGTGATTCGGATGACGACTTAGACGCATTAATGGCAGAACTAGAAGATATGTAATCTTCTAGTATATAAAATTTTAAAAGGAAATAATATGGCAAAAGAAGAATTAATTGTAGTTACAGAAGAAAATATGGAAGGTATCTTTAATGAGAATATTTATCCTACACTAGCAGAAGCTGGTTCTTTAAAGAAAATGGGTAAACTTATTGATGATTTACTTCAAAAATATACTTTTGAAGATGAAATTATGAAAGTTAGATTTCTAATTCCTGTTATTGATGCTGTTACTAAACTAACAATGGAATCTATTAACTTAGATTTTAATGAAATGGATAGAGGTATTAAACAGCAAATTGGTTGGAATATGGTAAATACTTGGTTCAATAACGGAGCATTTATGCCTATGAAATTAATTAATTATGGAGATTTGTTAAATCATTCATCAGCTCCTCAGTTTGAAAATATTGGTCTTGTTGATAGTGAAACACAAGAATGGTTGAAAAAAGAAGCCACATTTATCATTGATGGTGTAGAAAAAGGTGATTTTAAGGCTGATGAAGCTCAATTAAAACACTTAGAATTAATTAATGATGGAAACTTACCATTTGGACTTCGTAAAGCGTAAATTATAAAAAGAAAGGTATAATATGATTATAGTTGATACTAGTGTATTACTATATAAAAACCTTTTCAGTGCTATCAAATATAGCACTGATATTAACGGTAAGTCCATCAAGAAAATTGGTGGAGAATATGGTAAGTACAAAACACAAGAATTTATTCGTTTATGGAAACATAAAATGATTAATGATTTGCGTTACATTTATAAAGACAACAAAAATAAATATGGTAATCTTGTATTAGCTATTGACAATCATACTTCTTCAAACTGGAGAAAAGATATTTCTCCAGATTATAAAGGTAAGCGCCGAGAAGCTAGAGATAAATCTGGTGTTAATTTTAAAGAATTTTTTGTTCATGTAGAAGAACTTTTAAGTAACTTAGAATCATTTCCGTTTATTCAAGTTGATGTTCCTAAAGCAGAAGGTGATGATGTTATTGCTATATTAACCAAACATTATTCTAAAATTGAAGATATTTTAATCGTTACTACTGACCGTGATATGAGACAGTTGTTACTCTATAATAATGTAACAATTTTCAATCCATTGAAGCTACAATATTTAAAATTGAAAAAATAAACTTATAAATATAATTATAAGAGATAATTGATGTGTATATAGAACTCTTAGCGGACTTCTTCTATATACATCAATTCTGAAGTCCGCTAATCTTCACTCTTATAATTTAATTATAAGGATATACTATGCTAGTATATAAACATACATCAAAAACCACGGGTAAATCATATATAGGTGTTACTAAAAATACTATTGAATCTAGATGGAATCAACATAAATATAACGATTCTGATTTTGGAAGAGCTATTAGGGAATATGGAACTGATGATTTTATTCATGAAATATTGGAAGACGGTATCAAAGATAGTGAATTAATGTTTGAAAGAGAAAAATACTGGATAAAATATTATAATACATACTTAGATGGTTATAATATGAACGAAGGTGGTTCATGTTGGACTTTAGATAGTTTATATAAAGGACATTTAACTAGGTCTAAAATACAGTCAGATGGTTTAACTATATATCAAAAGTGTTCTAAAAAAGCAGCAGAAACTATGTATAAATTAGATAGTAATGGAGTTAGCATTCATGAAAAAAGAATACAAAAGGGTGTAGAAACTAAACTCAAAACGAAATGTATGGCTGGGTCTAAAAATGGTAATTCTAAAATAATACAAATATTTGATAATTTTGGAAAAATGGTATATGAGACTCATGGAAATTTTATTGAAGTGTGTAATAAAAATAATCTACCGTTAGCTTTTGCGGATTCTTATAGAAATAATGGAAAACCATTATATATGAATGTCAAATCTAATAAAGATAGATTAATTAAAGATAGTAAATATCAATATAAAGGTTGGTATGCTAAAGTAAAGGATAATAATGAAAACTAAATATATTACTAAAGAAGAGTTAGAAGACTCTATGTTAGCTCATGTAGTTTTAGGCGATGATTCAGATAATGTGCCTAAAATAGTAGCACATACAGAATTTACTCCACATTTTATATCATTTCTAAAAAGTAACGAAGTATATGAAAATCGTGTTTATCAGTTTAAAAAATTAAGCGTTTCAAATAAATTATTAGATGAATATAAAGTACAATATCCCGATAAAGAATTGTATAAAACTACAAGATTTGGTCCTGTAGCACTTAAAAAGTTTTTAGAAGATTTTGATACAAACATGAAATCCAATCCTTTATATAAAGATCATTATAAAAGGAATGAGAAATTAGTATTATTTGATTATATTCCATCTTATTTAAGTGAAGATGTGTTAAAATTATATCAGGATAAAGCATTAGAAGGTGTGAGTTGTGATATTCCTAAAATTACAAAATATTTTATGAGTAATCAATTAATGGAGTTATATTCATCTTATCAAGATTTTTTATTACCTATTTCATCAGTTAAACCTATGAAGTCATCAAAGTCTTTTAGTCCAAATTCGTCTTCAGATAAGTTTTCTGTTAATTTCGAAAAAACAAAAGATGAAATATTAATTGATTCACTAGATGATTGGTGAGTCAGGATAAAGAATTGTTCTAATTCTTTATCACATTTATGTTTAGATCTTAGGTGATATTTTGAAAAAAGTTCTTTGTGTTTATTCATTTTAACTCTTTTGTGTTTATTCTTGTTAAAGAATGTAATATAATAATATTTATAAGGAATGATAATGAGTCTTAATCCAACTAATATTAAGTATTTTAAAATGATAGTTAATGATATTGGCACAGAATCTCCTATGGATATATCAGCAAGATGTATTGTATGTGGTGATTCTCATAAAAATCCTAATAAAAAACGATTACATCTTTATACTAAAACTTCTTATGAATCAGATAGCATTCAATGTTTCAATTGTGGTTATACTGCTAGTGTATATAAATTTATTGAAGTATATGGATCATCACTACTAAGTGCATATCGTTCCGAAATGGGTTTCAATAAAATAAAAGAACTCCAAAAACCTCTTATAATTAAAAAAGTACAGCAGGATGTTTTAACTTTCAAAAAACCAGAAGAATTTATTAATATACAAAAGTCTAAACTAGGTCTTGAGTATTTAATTAAAAGAAAAATAAAACCTAATCAACAATGGTATGTTTGTAATGGTGTCCTGAAAATTAATGATAAAGAAATAAATCTTAAAGATTTTATAATCATACCATTGTTAAATACTAGTGGAGACTGGTATGGTTTTTATTCAAGAAAACTAAAACAGAAATATTTTTATACTTATCTACCTGAAGAAAATCAAGGTTATAAAGTATGGAATTATTTTAATATAAATAAGAAACAACCCGTTTATATATTTGAAAGTATAATGGACGCGTTAAGTACTAATTTAACAAATAGCATTTCATGCTTAGGAGCAGACATTAATGAAGAACGCCTCAAGGAACTCATTGAACCAATTTTTATATTTGATAACGACAAAACCGGAAAAGAAAAAGCGCTTAAATATAGCTCAAAGGGTTATAAAGTCTTTATTTGGCCAGATGTAAAAGAAAAAGATTGTAATGAAATGTTAGAAGTATATGATAAAGAATATATAACTAATATAATTATGAATAATATATTTGAAGGATTTACAGCCAGGATGAAACTAATGTTAAATTAATGATATTATGTCTTTGTTTACTATCTGTTTACTTTTCTATGTTATAATATAGGTAAGA